GGAATTTAAAGATGAAAATGGAAATACAGATGTAGAATCAGCATTAGCATATTATCTGGAAAGACGTAAAAAAGCCAGAGATAGTAAGGATGCTAATAATTATGAAGGGGAATTGATGAACTACCCTATTAAACCAAGTGAAATGTTTCTAACTAAAAAAGGAAACATTTTACCTATTGGTGAATTAGAACAACAAAGAGCTAATGTAATTTCAGATAAGAATAGAAAATTATATTATACTGTAGGTGAATTAAGTTTTGATTCTAAACAACCCAGAGGAGTTAGATTTTATCCTGATTTAGAATGTAAATTAAAGCCTATATTTGATTATCCTACACCTAAAAATCAGGATACAGAAGGAGCTTTAATTGTGTATGAACCGCCTATTGAGGAATTAATAGATGGTAAAATACAAGTCCCAAATATTTATATTATAGGATATGACCCTGTAGATGCAGACACACAAGGACAAGGATTATCACTAAGTTGTTTACATGTATTAAAAATACCTAAAGACATTAAAAAATATGGAGGTAACGAACTTGTAGCAACATTTATAGGTAGACCATTCATGGGTAGAGATGCTGTAAATGAGATTTGTGAAAAACTAGCTATGTGGTATGGTAATCATGATAGAATGATTAGTTTTGAAAGAGGTGGTAATGTTAAAGAATTTTTTGAAAAGAAAAAGAAATTAAACTTACTAATGACCCAACCAAAGACAGTAATGTCTTACAAATCTGGTGAAACATCAAGAATACTTTTATATGGTACACCATTAAAAAGTTTTGAACAAAAATTTGAAGCAATTTCATTATTAAGAGATTGGTTATTAGAAGAATATGCCACTGCTGAAGATGGTAGATTAATTAGAAATTTAAATTTAATTAGAGATACTAGATTACTAGAAGAAATGATTGCATTTGACTTTGATAATAACTTTGATAGTGTATTAGCATTTGCTGAATGTATAATAGGATTAAAAGAAAAATATAACCAATTTAAAGATGATGCTGTAAAGACATCACAAAGAGAGGATATACTAACCTTTCTAAATAGAAATATGTTAAGAACACAAAACACGTTAAATTATTAATAATGTCACAATTAAGTGTAATACTTCCTGCTCAAAGGAAAAGCTATAAAGAAAAAGCTAAAGAAGATTTTAAATGGGCTAAAGAATGTATAGATGCAGTTGCTTTAAGAATGTATCAATACAATTCTAACGATAATACAGGATATTATTCTGATATTGCCAGAAAGCTTGTAAATTACAGATTATATAATAACGAACTTGATCAAAATGATTTTGAACGTGAATGTAATCCTTATAATATAAAAGCTGAAGAATTTATTGAGAAAATTCAACCATACAATAAAATACCAAATAAGGTAAATGTATTATTAGGTGAAGAACTTAAAAGACCATTTAATTTTAAAGTATTTTTACTTAATGATTCTGCAGTAAATGCCTATACAAGAGCTAAAAAAGAACTTAACAAGAGATATATTAAGTTTACTTTAGACCAGGAAATAGCAAAATATAAAGCTCAACTAGCTCAGGAAATGGGTGATCCACAGTCTGAAGAAGAAGCTAATCAATTTATGGAACAGCTACAGGCTGAAGTAGATAAGATAGTTACTCCAGAAATGATGGATAAATATCTTTCCACAGAATGGAGAGATGGTGTTGAAATTATGATGGATCAACTATTACAGTGGTTTAATAGAAAATTACGTGTAAGAAGTCTAAAGAATGATGGGTTTAAACATGCACTAATTTCTGGAGAAGAACACGTATGGGTTGGTGTTATAAATGGGGAGCCTACAATAAAGGTATTAAATCCAGTTAAAACATTCTACCATAAATCATCTGAAGTATCGCATGTTCAAGATGGTTTTTATGCTGGATATAGAACAAGAATGACTGCTGCTGATTGTCTAACTGAATTTGGTGATGATTTAACAGATGAACAAAAAGAAAAAATAGATTCATATACAGCAATGTCTAGTCTTTATGGTATGACAGATGAAATCATAAATAAAGAAATTAATCTATTAGACCTTAATAAATCTCTTGAATGGAGATTAGGTAAGGGTGCTGGAACAATGATAACTGTAGGTTCTTATGGACCATCTACACTAAATGATTTAGATGTAGTTCATGTAGAATGGAGAAGTCAACGTAAATTTGGATTTTTAACCAGTCTTAATGATGTTGATGAAAAGGGTGACCCAATGATGGATTTAATGGATGAATCATTTAAAGTTCCAGATACAGCAACAAAAGTTAGATACACAGATAAATATGGTAATCAAAAAACTAAGTACACTTGGATTGTTGATGATCAGGCATTTGAATTAGAATGGGTATGGTTACCTGAAGTATGGGAAGGTACTAGAATTGCTTATGATATATATGTAAATGTAAGACCTAAACCATATCAACAAAGAAGTCTTAAAGAACCATATAAAGTAAAATTAGGATACCATGGATTAGCATATAATTCTATGAATGCTTCATCTATCAGTCTTGTAGACAGGGGTAAACCTTTTCAATATCTATATTTCATTCTTTTACACAAAATGAAAGAAGTTATAGCTAAGGATATGCCACCATTAACTATGATTGATATGTCAATGATTCCTAAAACTTTGACTAATGAACAATGGTTATATTATTATAAACAAGGTTTAGGATTTTATGATCCTAATCAGAATAATGAAGGTAATCCTAGTAATATTAGTGGTCAAAAAGGTCCTGCATTTGAGGTACAAAGAAGTGCTATGCAGCACGTAAATAACTATATTGAAATATTGGCTTGGGTAGATAACCAGATCAATGAAGTTATGGGTATTACCAAGCAAAGAGAGGGACAAACTGCACAATATGAAACAGCTACTAATGCTCAACAAAATATAGTTCAATCAAATAATATTACAGAAATATTATTTCAAGCTCATAATAATCTTTGGGAACAGGTATTAACCAGTCTAATAGAAACTGCTCAATTATGTTATAAAGATGATCCAAAAAGAATTCCTGTAGTTTTAGATGATTTATCTAGACAAATTATAGAAATACATCCTGATGATATTGCAGATATTGAATTGGGAGCATTTATATCAGATGGTGTAAATGATTCTCAGAATTTGGAACAATTACGTCAGATGGCTCTTACATTTGCACAAAATAAACATTCTATGCCAGAAATTATAAACCTATTCCAGGCTACATCAATGTCACAATTGAAAAGAGAATCTGAAGTTTATGAAAAAATGAAACAAAGAATGGCTCAGGCACAAGAAGAAGCTCAAAGACAACATGAACAATTAATTAATCAAGCCAATATTGAAGCTCAAGATAGACAACATCAATATAGACTAGAAGAAATTGATAGAAAAGGTATGTGGGATTTGAGAAAAGCAGAATTAACTTCATTAGGTATAGATGAAGGTGGAAATAGTGAAACTATACTTGCTGAAGCGGAATTAGCATTAAAACACGCTGAAACTACCAATAAACTAACTAATGAACAACGTAAATTAGCCAATGAAGAAAGAAGTCAACAATTTGAGGAAATAAAACAAGCTCAAGAATTGCAAGAAAGGGATAAAGATAGACAACTTGAACGTGAAAAAATAAAATCTCAGGAAAAAGTTGCTAGAATGAAACCCAAACCAACAGCTAAAAAGAAGTAATTTGTTAACAAGTGTTAATAAAAGTTCTTTTTGTATAACTCTACATACCTTAATAAAGTTGTAGAAAGAAAAAAAATATATTATATTTGCACACAATGGATAATAATCTAGATTTATTTGACGATGTTCTTGATGTAAATGAAATTTTCAAGGACTCTGAGGCTGATAGAGCAGCCAAAGCAAAAGAAAAAGCTCCAGAAATAGACAACCGATATCCTAAAACAAGGACCATTGACCCAATGGAAGGTCTAGAGTATGATGAACAAGATGATGATGTTGAAGATGTTGATTCTAAAGATGATCTCAAAGATGAAGATACTGATGAAGAATTAACAGATGATGCAAAAGAACTCTTGGATAGGGTAACAGCTCTTAAAGAAATGGGAGCATTAATTCTACCAGATGATTATGAGGTAGAAAGTCTTGAAAAAGCCATAGAAGATTCTGAAAATTTCAGAACTCAAATGGTAACAAACTCAGTATTTAATCAAATTCCAGATGTAGAAATACCTGGAATAGGAAATGCAAAGGACTTATTTGTTTATTTGCATGAACATGGTGGAAAAGATATTGAAAAATTTAAGACTACTTTTGGTGTAAATTCATTTGATCCAAAAGCCTTTGATTTAGATAAAGAAGAGGATAGACGTAAGGTTCTTGAATTATATTATACCAAAAAAGGTTTTCCTGAAGCCAAAACTAAAAAATTTGTAGACAAAATTTTTGATGATTTAGAAGATGAGGAAGAAGCTACAGATGCTCTTGGTGAATTGACTAAATTGGATGCTCAGGAAAAACAAAATCATCTTAAACAATTAGAAGCTGATAGAATTCAGAGAGAAAAGGAAGCGCAAGAAGCATATGAAAATATGATTACTATTCTTCAAAAAAATGATAGAGTTGGAGGGTATCCACTTACAAAAGATGAAAAACCAAATGCTCTGAATTCTCTGTATAAGCAAGTTAATGTTGGAGGTAATATAATGAGTGATTTTGATTATAGATTACAGGTAGTAACACGTAATCCAGAATTAACGTTAGCATTATCAGCATTCCTTAACACATTAACACAAACAAATGATAAAAAAGGTTTGTTTTTTGATTTATCAAAATTTGAAAAAAGAGAAAGAAGCAAAGCAACAAAGGATTTAAAAGAGATTACTAGTAGGTTGACATCAGGTAGAAAGAATTTTACCTCATCATCTTATGGTAATCCTTCTAAAAAGGGGAATTTTAATTGGGGTAGTGTAATAGATTACTCTGAACTAACATAAATCCCATATTCATAAATAAACAATTATTACTAACAAAAACAAAACAGAAACATGTTATTTAACAACATCAACGCAATTCAAACCAGAAAATATGATGCTATTGGTGGAAAGTTCTTTGATTCTGATATGCTTGTTCAAGCTTATGATATGGGTAAACCCCATGTGTTTGACAAACTAATGGGTCAACTTTTCTCCTCTACAGATATGTTCAATGGTAAACCATTGTTAGGTATGACAATGGCTAAAGGTAAAATGGTAGAGATTGATAATGAAATCTATCGTTGGAAACTTATAGGTGCTCAGGAAAAAGCACTACGTTCAGTAGAAGTATTGGATGGTATTACATCTAGTTCAACACCAGGTATTAACCAGCAAACATTCCGTATTAAATTGGATGAAGGTTGGTATTCTTATCCTGATGTAATTGAGGGTGAGCATGATGAATATAAATTGGAAGTTCTTGAAGGACCTTTCCAAGAAGGCAATGGTTATATCTATGTAGTTAAACTACAAACAGATAACTATGCTAAATTCTTCCCGCCTGAATTACTAGACCCAGGAAAAGAATTTACTAAAGTGTGGACTTCAGTAGTATCTGAATTTAACCAAGACTTTGGTACAATGCAATTTGGTAGCTCATTTGAACTTGAATGTCAAGTTGGTGCATTCGCTAATGAATTCACTGTAACTGATAAGGCTATTCGTGAAGATAATCGTATGATTGGTCTTCCAGTACCTTATCGTGACGAAGCTACTGGTAAGGTTAAAGTATCTGATAAATTTATGCCTGTTGCACAAGCTAAATTGGAAGATACACTCTATAAAGATATGGAGTATCAAATGTGGAAAGGTGAGAAAACCACTTCAATTGATCCAACAACTGGTCGTATGAAGAAAACTGGTCCTGGATTGCGTCAGCAATTACGTGATGGATGGACTCAGTATTACAATGGTGCTCTTACTGAATCTATGTTGTATGATTACCTAGATGCGATTTTCTTCTCTCGTGTATCACAAGGTCAGCGTAAAATTACTGCTATGACTGGTTCAATGGGAGCTATTGCATTCCATAACTTGCTTGCAACATCAGCCAGCTCATTCTTGACAGTAGATACTAACTTTATCCAACGTATGGGTAAAGAGGGTGTTCGTCACTTGAGTTATGGTGCTCAGTTTACACACTACCAAGGATTGAATGGTATTGAGGTAGATCTAGTTATCAACCCTCTTTATGATTCAGCATTGTTCTGTAAAACTATGCACCCAATCTATACCAACAAGCCTATTGACTCTTGGCGTATGACCTTCCTTGACTTTGGTGAAAGTGAAGGTGAAGATAACATCCGTATGCTGAGTGTTAAAGATACTCGTAGATATGGTTGGATTGAAGGAACAATTAACTACAAAGGACAACCTATCAAAGGTGGTGCGATTACTCATAAAGTAGCAGGTGTGGAATACATTTCCGAAGGAACAGCTGGTATTAACATAGTTGACGTATCACGTTGTGGTGAGTTGATTCTCAGCGTAGAATCCTAATTAATATACTATTAAGAGAGGGGATACTCAACCCCTCTCTATAATAAAAGATAAAACGAGAAACTAAATAAACAAATGTCATTACAAACAGGTAAAGTATACATATACAAAATACCAAAACCCTCAGCTTCTAAAATTACTGAAATTATTAATGGAAAAACTCAAAAGAGGCTGAATCAAACTAAAATTGATGGTAAAATTAAAGAAATCCATCAAGCAGGATTATCAAGAGCTACAAGCAAACTTAAAACAGGTTTGGATCAAGAAGTAGATAATCCGTATAAAGGAGAACAAATTAATAACCCAGAATTTGATTTTCTAGGTAAGCAAGAAAAAGCTCTT